AGACCACCATGTGCTGAATACGTTCGCCTGGTCAATGCTGAATCGCTTCGCCCGGAGGAATCCGAGCAGTGTGACCAGCGCATTGTTTCGTCCGCCGAATGGTCCACCTGATGCTGGATGCGGTTGGAACAGTCTGTCCCAGTGATGCTCACCGTGAGCTACGACGCGAGCATGCGTCGACATGTCTCCGGCCACCATGAGCCGGAGATCGTCTAGTGAAAGTTCTTCCATCTAATCCTCTATTCCGAAAAGTCCTGCGTGTCCAGCGCAGTCATCAACAATACACTGACATCTCGAGCATGGTCAACCATCCCCATGACTCGCATCTGTTCGACACCGATGACAGCGTGGTTGAAGCAATAGAGCAGGTAGTCGCCGTGCTTGTATCGACCTAGATTCCAGTTGCCTCGCTCGCGATTTGGAAGGTCTCCCGCTTTGGCAGCGATAAGCAGACGCGACCACTCATCACCCCATGGATGAGCGGTTTGTGTCTCCTTGACGATTCTGGAGGCTTCAGTGGGGAACTTCGCGAGTTCGACGAGTTTCGGGAGTTCGCGATTCTTCCAGTTTAGAGTTCCAGGAACTCGTAGGATTCTTGACGGGTTCTTGCACTTGATGTCTGCGGCACTCGAGAGTGAGAGCATCCATCGTTCAAGCAGCTGCACGAACTCGCGTTGTTCTGTTGGCTTAGTCCCAATACCAGCCACTTTGAGTCTTCGGTAGCAGTGGAGTCCCTTGCCTGATCTGACAGCGACTGTGACTTTATCAAGCGTTGCAGTCTGGTCCAAACCAGTAAGGTCATCGATGTCGCACCAAAGTACACCAGCAGTATGGACGTCATTGTCTCTTCCTCCTTTGCGCCAGCGTGGCAACACACCGACGTACACGTCATTTCCTTCGTCGCTCCATTGGACGCACGCCTCGCCGATTCCAGTCCAGTCATCTTCCGTCCTTGGAAGTTGCCAGAAGCGCATCTGCACCTTGCCTTGATTCATCGTCCGAATCTCGACAAAGCCGTCGACGTATGGCTCGAACAGCCATGACAGAAATGTCACGGCCTGCGATACACGATTCATTTTTACCCCTTACAATCCCTGCATGTCCAAGCAGGTTCCGACACATTACCGTAAACAACCGATTCAGCCCATCGAGATAATCGACGCCTACGGCCTCGACTTCAAGCGTGGCAATGCTCTCAAATACCTTCTCCGCGCAGGTTCTAAACATGGCGAGGAGAAGACAGACGACCTACAGAAGGCCATCTGGTATCTCGTCTGTGAACTTCACGGCATCGAGCTCGCAGACGAAATCAATGAGCATATCTCAGCTCATCCCGCTTTGGATGCCTAGATACTGGCATGTGGCTTCGACTGCTTCCTCCCACGAGTAAGCGACGAACCAGAGGTAAGCATCACCAACAGACTCACGGAAGGCGATTTGTCCTGGCGTGAGTTTGTTTTTGCCTGCCTTCATCTCGATCCACAGTCCACAGTGCTGTCCCATCTGGACCGGAATGAAGATGTCCCACACGCCAGCCTTGAGTCCTTCAGACTTCAAACGACCGGCAGTCGCCTTGCTTCGATATCCACCGTTTGGAATGGCGTGGATAGTGTCAAGGCGTGGATGTCGACCACCCATCACTCGGCACCAGTTGAAAAACGCAATCTGATGTTCTGATTCGTTCAAAGTTCTATTCCTTCCAAAGTCTCGAAGAGCACCTCCGCTTCAGGCAATCCACGAAGTTTCTCGAGCGCTCGCGACTGTATCTGCCTGATGCGCTCGCGTGAATATCCGACCAGGAGACCGACGTCCTCGAGCGAGCGTCCATCGATGAGACCATCGAATCCGAAGCGTAGCCGGATGCAGGCCATCTCGCGGTCTGTCAGATGTTGCATCAGTTTGTACAGCTGCGCGTAGAGTGCTTCGCGGTCGAGAGCATCACCAGGCTGAGGAGTATCGGTGGCCACGTATTCGCTGAAACTCTGACCGTATGCGTTCGGTTCATCGAGCGACTTGATGTCTACACGCTCCATCGATGTGATGTCGGATAGATACTGAACATCCAGAGTTTTGAGCTGATGGCGAAGATACTTCGGAAACTCATCGATGCGCGACTGTATCCATTCGAGCAGTTCCGGCATCGATGGCGACTCACCATGTTTCAGGACGTACGCTTGGCGCGAGATGCGGATGTGCGTGATCTTCGCGATGACGTGCGAAGGTAGTCGAATCTCGCGGCCACGATTCTCGACTCCTCGACCGATGGCCTGTCGAATCCAGTTCGTGGCATACGTGCTGAATCTGTAGCCCTTGTTCGGGTCGTACCGCTGAATCGCGTGGTGGAGTCCGAGCATTCCGTCGGTCATCATGTCTTCGTGAGTGCATCCACGTCCCTTGAAGCGTTTCGCGATGATGGAGATCAGGCGCTGGTTGTACGTCATCAGCTCATCGGTCGCACGCTTGATGTCTCGCTCGGTTCCTGCCTGCACCATGCGACCTAGAAAAAACTCCTCCTGTGGAAGGAGGAGTTCTTGACCACTGGCGAGTCTACTGGAGCGATACTGGCTCCATGTATCGATGCGCTTAGTCACGAGCGGCCATCGCCTGATGTGCACGGTGATCTGGTGAGTTCGGCGTGTTCCAGCTGTGAGCCATCGCACACGCCATCCATGTAACCATTACGACCAGGACGAATCCTCCGAGCGTCTGGATGCGTCGCTGTGTCTTCTTCCGGCGCTCACGCTTGAGCTCACGCTGGGAGCAGATTGTGCAGATGCGATGACCACGACCATAAGGCACAGCGTTCGGGCGGTTGCATTCGATGCAGGTTACTTTGATGTCCATTTGAGTTTTCCTATTCCTTCTATTGTTGTTATTCGGGGAGTGTTTGTCCCATGCGCCTACACAGGATCCATTGAGCGACTTCGTATTCAGTCCGACCGATAGCATCAGCGATGCGCTTGATGGTCGACTGCCTGACAGCATGTCCACCGGAGAGCATCCGACAGACGGCTGATTTGTGGATGCCGAGCTTCTCAGCGATTTCCACTTGTGTATGTCCGTAAATCATGACCTCAATATTCCACACGTTGACACATTATGTCAACCCGTGCTAGGATGTTTGTGTAGTTGGACGCTACATCGGAAGGATTAGGACAATGAACCAGGAACGGATTGACCTGAAGTGGAAGTGCGGACACACCGCCTTCATCATGGTCGGATATTCACAGGGTGACTTGAAGTACAAAATGGCCATGATGGCCTCGACGCTTCAGATTTGCGCTGCGTGTGAGAACAAACTTGCCATCGAACGCGCATGGTCACTGACACAGCGACTCCTCGAGCCGAATCCAGTCGTGCTGAGCGGAAGCGAGAAACAGATCGAGTGGGCACGCTCCATTCGAACAACGAAGTACGAAGCACTAGCACACGTCCTTGACTGTCTCCGCGAAGCGTACAAAACACGCCAGGACGAATGGCCAGCAATTGCACAAGCAATTACACACGTGGTCAATGACGTGTCTATTTGGCGGTCTTATACGCAGTCTGGCGCCATCATCGACAGACGGAACATCAACTGGACGACAGCGTTTAGGATTGCCTTGAGTCGGGCAGGATTGTATTTGGGAGGATTAGGATAATGACAATGTCGGAGACAATCGGTGCAATCGCACCGGCGCTTGTGAAGGCACAGGCGGAAATCAAACCAATCGTGAAGGATTCGACGAATCCAGCGTTTCGCTCGAAGTACACATCGCTTGATGCCATCATGGAGGTCGTACGACCAGTGATGGCGAAACATGGTCTGTTCGTCGTTCAGTCGGTGCTGGACACCATCGACGGAGAGCACAGCACCAGCATCACCGTCGAGAGTCGCGTGATTCACAGCTCAGGCGAGTGGATCGCCGGAGTCGTGCAGGTGCCAGTGATGCAACAGACCAGCCACGGATTCGGCAGCGCACTCTCGTATGGTCGACGCTACAGCCTCAGTGCACTGTTGTCGCTGGCATCTGACGAGGATGACGATGGCAATGGCGCGATAGGACAACAGCCACAGGCACGTCCACAGCTGAAACCGGGACCACCACCACAGAACACTGTTCGCAAACTTGCGCCTACACCTAAGCCGATTCCCGGATACCACAACGGTTCACACTTTGTTCTCGGTGAAGAGGAGCCAAACGCATGACATCGGAGTGCTTCTATTGCGGAGCGATGTTCTGTCACTCTGCGAAAAAGGCTGGCGATCACATGCCAATACCTGAGCGAAACGGCGGCACGGACATTGTTCCGTGCTGTTCCGCATGTCATGACATGAAAGATCGCATTCCTTTGTATGATTGGCATGATCTTGCATGGAAAGAAATCGATGCATCGTGGCCACTATATGGACGTTACACACGATTATGGTTGGCTAAGTGT